TATCGTTATTGTTGTTTTCATTTTGTACTCTTTATTTATATGCTGGTCAATTCCAGTAATGCTAATCTTAATGATATTTCTATGAATGTCAACTAAATATCCATGTTTATTTTCAATGGGCCCATAATAAAACTATGAGTGTCAATGTTATTACAATGTAATTACCTAACAATCCATGCAATATGTGAGCCTGAATTATTCCAAATTACCATCCATGCACCATCCATGATTAAGGGCCAGAATGAACCATGAATGCTAAGGTCTGCACCATCCATGAAAAGCCGAGAAAGTGCGAGGGCCCCCACCTGTTTTTATTTTTTTCCCCCAGAGCCGAATGAACCCACATGTAAAATTATTATTTTTTCAAACTCTTTCATAGTTACACAGTTATTTCTAAGAAATTCGGGCATAATAATATATCTACTACTGTTTCTATGGTATAATACTACTTAGGAGTTTCCAGTTAGTACACATGTAAATGCTCTATAACCTAGAATGACCTACAAAGTAAACATGTAATGAATAACTAATAGTATATATAAACTAAAATTGTAAATACTTTGTATATATTCTAGGAATAGTGGAACAATCTAATTTATTTTATGGTATAATATATATATGGCACATAAAGGTAAAATTAATATAGACTCTGAGAAAGAAATCAGAGCAATAGAAGAAGAATTAGAAGAAGAGTTACGGTATGCAGTAGCTTCTGCCAAAGGTATAGTACCAGCAGATGCTGTAATTAAGATTGAGCGTAAGTTAGGTAGACCTACAGGTGGTCTCTCAGCAGAATCTAAGAAAGCTGGTGGTAAAAAGTCAAGAATCAAACGAGGACAGACTTATAAACCAACGAGTGATGACTATTCTAAAGTAGAAGAGATGGTATGTATAGGTTTGGACCAACATACTATTGCTAAAATTATGGGTATTTCTAATGCTACTCTAACTAAATATTTTTCACATAATTTACTAGTTGGTAAAGAGAAGCGTACCGCAAGGGTTGCCGGAGTTGCTTATGAAATGGCAGTTTCTGGTGAATCTCCTAGTATGACTACCTTCTGGTTAAAGACGCAGGCCGGATGGAGTCCTAAACATCATGTTGTGGTAGAAGATAGACAATTTGATATTCAGTGGGCCGCAAACGAAACAGATATTGCAGATGCTAACCAGATTCTAAGGGATAAAGACGATAAGGTACACTAGACTGTGGAAGAGGAGAGAAAACCTATAATAATTCCCTATACACCTAGGGAATTACAAAGACATTTACATACTCACTTAGATAGATTCAATGTTGTAGTATGCCACCGCAGGTTTGGGAAGACTGTATTTGCGGTCAACGAGTTAATTAAGTCTGCTGTACAAGATATAGGAGATGGTAAGAGAGCACCTAGGTATGCTTATATAGCACCACTATTTAAGCAAGCTAAGACAGTTGCTTGGGATGAATTAAAGCGGCTATGTGCTGTATTTCCTGATATTAAGTTCAATGAGGCCGAGCTAAGAGCTGACTTCCTTGGAGCTAGAATACAACTATATGGGGCAGACAATTATGACACTCTCAGGGGAATTTATTTAGACGGAGTCGTGCTTGATGAATTTGCTCAGATGAACCCAAAGATGTTCTCTGAGGTAGTAAGGCCCGCACTTTCAGATAGAAAGGGGTATGCCATATTTATTGGTACACCAAAGGGAAAGAATGATTTTTACGATTTATACCACTCAGCACCAGAGAAGAAGGGATGGGCTAGATTCTTATATAAGGCGAGTGAAACAGGGATATTAGATGATGAAGAATTGGAGCTTGCAAAGCAAGACATGGCTGAGACTGAGTTTGAACAGGAGTATGAATGCTCTTGGTCGGCTGCTCTTAGGGGTGCGTATTACGCTAAGGAGATTGAAGCGGCTTATGATGAAGACCGTGTTGGCAAAGTACCTTACGACCCTGCTAAACAGGTAGTAACAGCCTGGGATTTAGGGGTATCTGACGCAACCTCAATTTGGTTCTGTCAGTTTGTAGGTAAAGCAGTACATGTTATAGACTATTATGAGAACTCAAACGAAGGTTTACCTCATTATATAGATGTACTAAATAGAAAAGGTTATCATTATGGTGCTCATATTGCACCACATGATATAGTCGTAAGGGAGTTTAGTACCGGAAAGTCTCGTAGGGATTTAGCTTACGACTTAGGCATTGACTTTCAAGTAGCACCAAAATTAAAGGTAATGGATGGTATTGATACTACTAGAACCTACCTTAATAAGTGTTGGTTCGATGCAGAAAACACTAAGAAGGGATTAGAAGCGTTGCTTCAATATAGAAGCAGCTATGATGATAAGAAGAAAATCTGGAGTCAGAGACCAGTCCACGACTGGACTTCTCACGCCAGCGATGCTTTTAGGTACTTAGCTGTAACAGATGTAGTATTTACTGGCAATGATAGTGTCTGGGGAAAGGAACTCCCTAAGACTGATTTAAGTTGGATTGTATAGGAGAAGATATGAATCCCAAATGGTTTGAAAATAAGATACTAGAGATGGCACAGGATATAAAAGACCTTAAAGAAATAATGAAGGTAGTTAGTTTAGCAACACCGCCACCTAAAGAAACAAAGTACCCTATTAATAAAGGTAAATAATTTATGGCTAAAATGACAAAGAGGGAGCTATCTGCTCACTTAGAGCAGGAAATTAGTTCCGCCCTAGGGTATAAAGATGGTAAACTTACCGCACAACGCTCAGATGCACTAGACCGTTACTACGGTAAGAAGTATGGTAATGAGCAAGAAGGTCGTTCTCAAATTGTCACTAGAGATGTAGCAGATGTAATCGAATGGATTATGCCTAGCCTTATGAAGATATTTACTTCTGGCGATAAGGTAGTACAGTTTGAACCACAAGGCCCGGAAGATGTCGAAATGGCAAAGCAGTCTACTGACTATACTAACTATGTTATTATGCGTCAGAACCCCGGCTTCAGTATTATATACCAGTGGTTTAAGGATGCTCTGCTACAAAAGAATGGTATAATAAAGCATTATTGGGATGATACCAGTGAGACATTAAGAGAAGAGTATAAGAACTTAACAGAAGAAGAGTTCACCGCCCTCTTAATGGATGATAATGTAGAAGTAAAAGAACATACAGAGAATGGTCCTCAAGAAGATGTATTAGCTCTTACACCACAAGCTGTAACACATGATGTTGTAGTAAACAGAACATACGAGGATGGACAGGTTAGAATAGAACCTGTACCACCAGAAGAATTTTTAATTAACAAATATGCTAAGACAATCGGGGATGCTCGTTTTGTTGGGCATAGGGTTAAGAAAACTAAGTCTGAATTAATAGAGCAAGGCTATCCTAAGAATAAGATAGAGAATGCTTTTAATAATGATGAAGCTGATTATAAAGCTGAGAGACTTTCTAGATTTAACCATGAACAAGACAATGCACCAGAAGGTGATATAGATGATGGCATCTGGGTCACAGAATGCTACTTACGAGTAGACTATGACAATGATGGTATAGCAGAATTAAGAAAAGTAACGAAGGTTGGAGACGAACTGTTAGATAATGAGGCTGTGGATAGTGTTCCCTTCTCCTCCCTTACACCTATCCCAATGCCTCATAAGTTCTACGGTCTGAGTATTTATGACTTAATCTCTGACCTTCAACTAATTAAGACTACCTTAATGCGTAACTTATTAGATAACATGTATCTAACAAATAATGGGCGTTATGAAGTAGTCGAAGGACAAGCTAATTTAGATGACCTAATGACCTCAAGACCGGGTGGTATTGTAAGAGTAAGGACTCCAGGTGCTGTTAATCCTTTACAGACACCGCAGCTGGACCAGAACTCTTTTAGTATGCTCGGTTACTTGGATAGCATCAGAGAAGAACGTACTGGTGTTAGTAAGAACTCAATGGGTCTTTCTGAGGGTGGCTTGAAGTCACATCAAACTGCTACAGGTATAGGTCAAGTTATGACCGCAGCACAGCAGAAGATAGAATTAATAGCAAGAGTATTCGCTGAAACAGGAATGAAAGACTTAGCAAACTCTGTATACCAATTAGTACAGAAGTTTGAGAAACCTGATAAACTTGTTAGATTAAATAATAATTGGGTTACTCTTTATCCACATGAGTGGAAAGATAAGATGGACTGTACTGCACAGGTTGGTTTAGGATTTGGTAATAAGGACATGAACCTTATGCACTTAGGTAGATTGTCGCAAACAATACAAATGATTGCACAACATCCAGCAGCAGGCATGTTACTTAAGCCTAAGAATGTATATAACTTAGTAGCTGAACAGATAAAGGCTATGGGTATGAAGAATGTAGATGACTTTATTACAGACCCAGGAGACCAGGATGTTCCACAAAATCAAGGTCCTTCTCCAGAAGAGCAAGCCAAACAACAAGAGGCCCAACTTAAGGCTAAAGAACTTGAAGTTAAGATGCAGAAGATTCAACAAGAGTCTGCACTTAAGCAGCAAGAAATGCAACTTGATGCTCAAATAGCTCAGCAAGATTTAGAACTTAAGAAGCAAGAAGCAAATGTAGAGATGCAAATAAAGGCACAAGAACTTGAGATTAAGAAAGCAGAACTTGCACTTAAACAACAAGAGCTTGTATTGGAAAGAGAACAGGAAAGGGCTGTTAAAATAGGAACTTAACATGGGACAGAAGAAGGGAGAGGAAGTTCGTAGAGCTGGAGAAGCTCAACAATTATTAGACAATCCTCTATTTAAAGAGGCTCTAGTAACAGTAAGAGAAGCACTAATTACACATCTATTAAATACTAAAGTTTCTGAAGAGATAGAAAGAGATAGATTATATATAACAATCAAGGCGTTAGACTTAGTAGAACAACACATTAAGTCTGTACTTGAAACTGGAACACTTGCTGAAAGGGAGCAAGATTATTTTAATTAAGCGAGAGGAGTAACTTATGGATTCTGAAGAGAACACCCAAGAAGTTGTAAATGATAACAGAGCAGTAGCAGGTTCAACTGCTGATGCTAGTAATAAAATCCTTAGTATGTGGGACTCAGAAGAGCAAACCGCAAGCGAGGTAACCGAAACCCCTGTTGACGAGACAGAGGTAGAGGAAACACAGGAAGCTGAAGAGGTAGAAGAAGAAGCCCCAGAATCGGAAGAGGAAGGACAAGCTGAAGAAGAAACCGAAGAAGAGGTAGCCGAAGAAGAAGAGTATGAAGTAGTAGCAGAAGAAGACTTAAAGTATACTATTAAAGTAGACGGAGAGGAATTAGAAGTTGGTATAGATGAACTCAAGAACGGTTATCAAAGGCAGGCTGACTATACTCGTAAGTCTCAGGCACTAGCTGAGCAACGCAAGGAGACGGAGGGAATCCAGTCCGAGCGTATGCAACTAGAGCAAGAGAGGCAAATGTACGCAAATGGTTTACAGATGTTGCAAGAGCAACAATCGGCTAAGCTAAATGATTTTGAGAATACTGATTGGACAACTTTAAAAGAAGAAGACCCATATGCTTATATGCTCAAGAAGGATGAGTACAGAGATGCACAGGAAAAAGCAGCTAATGTAGTTCAACAGCAACAGCTTATACAACAAGAGCAAGCTCAAGAAGTACAGAAAGCTAGAGCACATTTTGTTCAACAAGAATACAATAGACTAGTTGATGCTTTACCTGAATGGAACGATAAAGACTCTACTATTAAGAAGGACATACAAGAGTATGCGACTTCAGTAGGATTTCGACCAGAAGAGATTAACCAGTTAGCAGACCACCGTAGTGTCTTAGTAATTAAGAAAGCTATGGAGTTTGATAAACTAACCAAGAAAATATCTCCAAAGAAGAAAGCAGTTAAGAAAGTTCCTAAAGTACAAAAATCCGGAAGAGGAAACTCAAATGAAGATGCAGCCACTGAAGCTACTAAGAAAAAGCGTGCACGGTTAAGGAAGTCTGGTAAGCAAGATGATGCCGCCTCCTTATTTTTTGATATGCTTTAACGGAGAACAATAATGGCAACAGCCTTTAAAACGTATGATGCAGTAGCAATCCGAGAGGATTTGTCTGATGTAATATACGATATTTCACCAACAGATACTCCATTCATGTCCAGCATTGCTGGCAAGGGTTCAGTATCTAACACTCTATTTGAGTGGCAAACAGATGCACTCGCTGCAGCTGTAATTAATAACTACCACGTTGAGGGAGCTGATGCAGGAACTGCAGCAACTACCGTAACTACTCGTGTAACCAACCAAACACAAATTTCTAAGAAAGTTGTTGAGGTTTCTGGTTCACACGAAGCAGTAAACAACGCTGGTAAGAAATCTGAACTAGCTCACCAGCTAGCGAAGGCTTCTAAAGAACTAAAACGTGACATGGAAGGCTCACTACTAGCTGACAACGCAGCTGCTGCAGGTAATGCAACAACTGCTCGTGAGACTCGTGGTGCTGCAAACTTCATCGCAACAAACGTAACTGATGCTGGTACTTCTGGTACTCATGCTGCGGTTGTTGAGGCTGATATTCTTGCAGTAGCTGAGTCTACTTGGAATGCTGGTGGCGAACCATCAACTATCCTACTTGGTGCTACTAACAAGAAGTTAGTAACAGCTATGTCAGGTCGTGCTGATGCAATTCGCTCAGTAGCAGATGGCAACACAACAATCCAAAATGCGGTTGATGTATATGTATCAGACTTTGGTACATTCAACATTATGCTAGACCGTTTTTGTGACCAAGATGTTATCTACTTCTTAGACCACGATATGTGGTCAGTTGACTACTTACGTGATTTCCAGACTGTGGATATTGCAAGAGCTGGTGACGGTGAGAAGAAGATGCTTCTAGTTGAGTACGGTCTACGCTGTGGCAATGAAGCTGCTAACGGTAAGATTCGTTACACTACTGGTTAACAACTAACCAACTAACCCACCCTAGGCAACTGGGGTGGTTTAATATTATGGCAGTAAAATCAGATTTAATAACAAACTTAGATGGAAGCCTTACTCTAGTCAGTGGACAAGATGATAAAGCAATCAAGAAGGTATATGACTTAAATAACAAAGATAAGTTTCATACAGCCCATACTAAGTATAAAGGTGACTCAGCTTTTTCACACAAGGTAGCAAGTATACCTATGATTGTAGTAGAGAAGATGATGAGAGATAAGGTTTGGGGAAACCAAGAAAGGATGAGAGAGTGGTTAAACCACCCAGACAACGCTCCTTGGAGAACTACTAAAGGAAAAGTATAATGGCACTAGGCACATTCACAGAATTAAAAGATGCAATAGCTGACTGGTTAGATAGGTCAGATTTAACAGCTAGAATACCAGACTTCATTACACTGGCAGAAGCACGAATTAATAGGGAACTACGCATTCGCCCTATGGAAGTAAGAAGTACGATGGAAACCACATCTGGTCAACAGTATTTTAATTTGCCCGGTGGTTACATTCAGATGCGTAACATACAACTAAATACAAACCCTACTGCACCACTTGAATATATAACACCAGAGATGCTGGATAGATTATATGGTAGTAGCACAACAGGTAAGCCTAGAGCTTATTCATTAATAGGTGACGAGATACAACTAGCACCTATACCAGATTCAGCATACACACTAGAGATGGCTTTCTATGAGAAGTTCACAGCATTAGGTGATGGTACTTCAGGAACTGTTACAAGTAACTGGCTAACTATTAATGCACCAGACATACTATTATACGGTTCTCTTATGGAGGCAGAACCTTTCATTAAGAATGATGAGAGGATTGCTGTATGGCTACAAGCCTATAGAGATGGTATAGACAGATTACAAAAAGCAGATGCAAATGACAGACACTCTGGCTCGGCTATGAGAGTTCGTAATATTTACTCTGGAGTGGAAGGCTAGTGGCTCAAAGCACTTGGTCAGCAGAGGGCACTGTTTGGTCAGGAAATTCAAATCTATGGTCTAATGATACCTACCAAGTAACAGCCAGTATGACACAGACTAACCTTACTCAATCTTTACTGGAAGATACTGTATTCCCTAGAGGAGTAACAATAGGTAGTAACTTTGGAATGTCTGGTACAACAGCACACGTTATGCCAGCAGCAATTACTTTAGATGGTGAAGGTGATATTACAGACACTGGTCTATTGGAGATGCCAGTTTCTAGTACACTTGCTGGAACAAGTAACATAAAGAACAACGTGAATTTTGAAGAGAGTGCAACGATGAGTCTGACTGGTTCAGCTTCAAGTGACAACACCTTCTTATGGAACGATGTAGCGGAAGACGAGGATACACTTTGGACAAAGATAAGTGACCCAGACGAATAATAACAACAACTCTAAGGAGAACACAATGACATTAGATAATGTAAACGTAGGGCTGGCTAACTTTTGGAAAGTTACTTGTCTCGACAAAGATGGTAACATCAAATGGGAAGAGAACAAAAAGAATATAATAGTTACAGCAGGTCTGAACCATATTCTTGATACACAATTTCACGCAAGTACGCAGGTTACAACTTGGTACATAGGACTGAAAGGTGCTGGTACTCCAATAGCTGCGGACACTATGGCATCACACTCAAGCTGGGCAGAACTTACTGGCTATTCTGGAAACAGAAAAGAATGGACAGAAGGTGCAGCATCAAGTGGTAGTATGACTAACGCATCAAGCGTAGACTTTACAATTAACGCAACAGCAACGGTAGCTGGTGCTTTCTTAAACACCGCATCAACAGGAACATCTGGTACACTATATGGTGTAGTTGACTTTAGTTCTTCTCGTGCAGTAATCTCTGGTGACACACTACAGGTAACAGTAACAGTAACTGCGGCTTCAGCATAAAGGAGTAAACAATGGCTTTAGAGGATTTAACAGGTACTAAGTATCTTGATGACCTAGTAGCGACAAACCCAGCAGCAGGGGATAATGTCTCTGAGGGTGATGACCATATACGAGGGATTAAGAATGTACTTAAACTCACATTCCCAAATGTAGATGCTGCTGTAAACGCCACACCTACAGAGCTTAATTATGTAGATGGTGTAACCTCTGCTATTCAAACGCAGATGGATACAAAAGCACCTTTAGCTAGTCCTACTTTTACAGGTACAGTTGCAATTCCGAATGTAGCTAACTTGGAAACTGCTGTTGTAGCTAATACAGCGAAGGTATCAAATGTTACACATACTGGGGATGTGACTGGTAGTACAGCTCTGACTATTGCAGTTGATGCAGTAGATATTCCTATGCTTAGTGCGACAGGTACAGCATCAAGTTCTACTTACCTTAGAGGTGACAATTCTTGGTCTACAGTAGATGCACTACCTTCACAGACTGGACACGCTGGTAAATATTTAACAACTGATGCTTCAAGTGCAAGTTGGGCAACCTTAGATACAGATGCTAATACTACGACTAAAGGACTGTATGAACACGCCCACACTATAGCAGCCAACTACAGTATTACAAGTGGCAACAACGCAATGACTGCCGGACCAATAACAATTAACACAGGAATCTCAGTGACAGTACCAACTGGTAGCACTTGGGTAATCGCATAGGAGATATAGATGGCTAAAGTTGGAGCATACATACACTGTAAACCCGATGGAACACCCTTTTATGTGGGTAAAGGCACTATCAAGCGTTCTAATAAAATATATGGTAGAAACAATCATCATACCAATGTGGTAAATAAATATGGGAAAGACAAAATACTAGTGGGTTATTTAGAATGTTCTACTGAAGCTATAGCTTTTGAATTAGAGGTAGGCATTATTAAATGTCTAAAACGTATGGGTACATTATTAACAAACCAAACAGAAGGTGGAATTGGAGGCTTACAAGATAGAGAATCTTGGAATAAAGGAAAGATTGGTTGTTATTCTAAAAACACTCTTAAGAAGATGTCAGAAGCCAATAAAGGAAATACTGCTTGGAACAAAGGGAAGGCTTGGTCTGAGGAAACTAGATTAAATATGAGTAAGGCTGCTAAGAAAAGAGCAGAACATCCACGTAACGACAAAGGACAATACGTATGAGTAAAATTAAGATACAGGGGAACTCAAGTGGCACAGGTGTACTAACCCTTGAAGCACCAAATACTGCAACAGACAGAACGATAACACTACCAGATGCCACAGGCACACTATTAACAGCAGATGGAGATGGCTCAAGTTTAACTGGAGTTGGAGTAGATGGAATATCTAGTAGTGCTGATGCTACTGCTATAACGATTAATGCAAGTGAGGATGTGGGTATTGGCACTACGAGTCCAGCTTCTTCTCACGCAGGTGGTTCAACATTGCAAATAGGACCAAATGTATCAGGTGAAATGCCACTTATTATGCAACATATTGTTACAGACCACGTAGGTGTAATGGGAAATGCTCATTATGATGGTACTTGGAAATATAAAGAAAGCGAACAGGCTTATAGTATGAGATTTCACGGACAGGGGGCTGGTACTCAAGGTATTGTCTTTTCTTGTGCAGCAGCAGGTACTGCGGGAAATACTATTACTAACTGGGATGGTACAGATATAAAAATGG